GCATTACTATTCGTTCCATTATCAACAAAAGAAGCTACACCATTACTTATTGATGCTAAACCTGTTACAGACCAACCTGTACTCCCATCACTAAAATCGCCATTAGTAACTTCTTCACTACCTATCTGCTCAAAGTCTCCGTTCTGTACTAATTCTCCGCTTAATATCTGAACATCTTGTACTAAACCTAATTCGTTAATACGCGTCGCGCTTGAGCCTCTTGTAAAGTCAAAGTCTGCGTTTCCATCACTTGGCTTAACACTATTCAATACGCCATCTTCATAAGCAGTAGGTGTGAGTATAATACTTGGCTTTGTGCCTACTCCGTTTAAGAGCTGGTCTGTAACCCAACTGTTCTCGTACTCACTTGCTCTTTTATATAACTCATTTGTTAAGTCAGCGTTTAAGTAAACGTTTCCCCATTGTTCAGTAGGGTTACCCCATTCGCTTCTATGATATATCTCTTGTGCCATATTATGTCATTATTACTTTTTTGATTTTACCCTCACTTATTGTATAAGTTGCTGGTATTGTCGTTATAGTGTTGGTCGTATCGTCTGAAAATGTTTCTACTATTTGTGTTACTCCACTCGGTGTTGTTACACTACAAGTATCTGCAAATCGTGTTTGAGCAGTTGTTGTAGGAATATAGCTTGATAGACTATTTCCCTCCTCAACTTGTATTCCCCAGACATAAGCATAAGCACTATCGGAAGTATCTGAAGCATCAACAATCCCATCAGTAGCTCTTGGACTAAAAAGCGTTGAAACAGTAGAACTAGCATCAGTGTTAAAAGTAGCTGATATTCTTACCCATCCATTACCGTAATCTTCAACAGAAGAGCCTACAACAGTGAAGTCACTACCAGCTACGCTTGTTGTTATTGTATTGGTGCTAAATTGGTATTTTACTTCGCCTCTGTTTGGATAACTTCCTTGTTGTCGTATAGCAAAGAAATCTCCCTCGCCTTTTTTAACAAACATAGAAGTAGTTATGTCTAATTCTGCTGATGCTGATTTACTTGCGCTATCAATAACATAATTTGCAGCAGTTGAAGTTCTTTGTACTTTGTCAGCAGTATATTCTCCACTTGGTGCTATTGTTTGGTCTGCAGTTACAGTTGTACTAACTTTAGTCCATACTACATTATCTATTTGCTCTGAATAAACTTGCCTATTAAGCCTTTGTGGCTCTAAAAGTAAACTTGGACAATCGCTATTTAACCAATCTAATCTTGGTGTGTCATTAGATACCTCTTCTATAAGACCATCCTTACGGACTCTTGTAGAAAGACCATTAGCTCTGTCAAAAGTAAAATCTCCACTACCATCACTTGGTAAAATAGAGTATACAGTAGGATTAGTTCCTCCTTTGTATCCGCTTGGTATTAGTGCTAATTTAGGATTTGTCATTTCTTCTCTTTAAATTCTTTGTAAAACCTTTTTGCCTCTTTTTCGCTTTTGCTCTCTATGTACTGCTTTAGCTTGTTAAGGTTTATTTCTTTTACTTTGTACTTCATTACAGCACCCATCCTTTAAAAGTTGTATCACTATCTGGGCTAATATCCTCGTTAGTGTTGCTTAAATACTCTGGAAATAAGTTATTGTTAAAACATAAATAGTCTACTAATCGTGTTGAGTAGTAGTTAGCGTATTCCCTTGCTTTTCCAACTAAATAATCTACCTCGTTTTTGTCTACGTTTTGTGCTGTTTCGCTACTGTGTTTAAGTACGGATTTGTTTGTAATTGTGTATGCTGCAAATGGTATGTAATTCATCTGCGCAAACCAAATTAATGTTGGCTGAACGTATGTGTTTACCAATGCCAAATAATCGCCACTTAAATTCCCAGCTATAATGTCAGCACTAATCTTGTTGTATAAGTCTGTACCTAATAAATTCTGTATGTCTATTTGTTGCGCTACCTTAACAAACTGTAGCATCTTGTCAATGTCTACATTACCATCAATGATGGAGTTTTTCTTAAGTTCTGTTGTGCTTATAAATAATGCTGTTGCCATTTGTTATTTGTTATAATTAGGATGATGTCCGTTATTAGGCATATCTTTAGGTGCTTTCTTTGCATCTTTCCATCCTCTTGGTTTGCCTTTATAAGATTTAGGTATATCATCAACCTCAACATAATCTTTAATTTTGTCAGATTTTTCTATATACTTTCCGTTTGTTTTTTTCTTTAGCCTATATAGTTGTTCAGCCCAATAATGTCCACAGTTCACACCGCCTTTCCAACGGAACAAATCGTATTTTTTACCCTTATGACCAAAACTCTCATTTACACCCTTATCAGAAGCTGCATCTATATCCTCAATTCTATAAACCATATTACGAGCCATAAGTGCTTTACAAAAAGTTCTTGTATTAGTGCTGCTGTATTTTTCCGCATATCTATAGCGTACTTTATAATAGCTTTTATCTAATACTGAAAAATCGCCTTTGCCCTTTTTAAGGTTTGGTATACTTTCAGCAAACTTTTGTAACAAACTTTTCTTTGGCTCTATTAATTCATTAGCCCAAACATCAATGTCTGTATTATCTTCTGAATATTCTCTTTCTTCGACTAACTCCCATTCTTCGTCTACTTCTTCGCCTTGTAGGTTCTCTAAAATATGGTCGGCTTCGTTGTCTGCTAATTCTCTACTTAACTTTACACCAGTTTCTTCTTCTTTAGTTTCTTCATCCTCTACGTTTTCAAGGTCTGTAAACTCTAAAGGCTGTAAGGTCTTAAAGTATAGTTTTAAGCTAATATTATTGTAAGATAATATACTATCAAAGGCATTTATTAAAAGTGTCTGAAACGGTCTAATAACGGTGTTATCCATAAGGATAGATGCAGTCTTTAACTCGTCTGCGTTGTTACCAAGTCCGCTACTGTCTTTAATACCTAATAACATAGGGCTTACAATTCTATGTGCTACCATTATTTTTTTACCACTTTCATCACTTAAGAATTGGTATTGGTTATGCGCATCGCTTAATTGTATTGGCTCTATTGTAGCTGCACTCTCTGGGTTGTCGTTAAACGCTAATATAAATTTACCAGCATTACTACTACCACTAAACTTTTGATATATTCTATTCTCAAGCATTTGACGTTCCTCTGCATTTGGAGTTCCGTTGTTAAAATTGATGAGCATTGATGGCGCAAGTCCATTAAGGATGTTGTTTAAATGGTAGTTAGATATTTCTTCTTCTAACTCTGCATATTGTAAACCACCTTGATAGTCTGGGCTTGAATAGTATTTATATCCAGCTCTGTAAGGTTTAACGTATACTATCTCTATGTTTTCTTTTGAATAACCAAAAGCTGGTATGCGTGTGCAATCGTCTGCTTTTTTTACTTTACTCCAATCATCAGAATAGTAGTAAGCCTCTATCTCGCCTTTGTCGTTGCATTTCTCTGCTCTTAAGTTCTCAACTGGAATATGCTCTACTTGTGCCACAGTCTTGCGGTCTTTTGAGTATATAACTTGCATAGAACATTGACCCATTAATTTAAGGTCATAGCATAACTTACGCACACAATCCTTGTGAAACAAAGACATCATTTTAGCGTACTGCTCTGGCTTCTTATTGCTGTTTAAAGCATCTAAACCTTTGCCATATATCATTTCGCTAACTCCGTTAATAATAGCGTTGTTTGTTGGGCTACCATTGTATCGGTCAATTAGGTATGCGAAGTAATTGTTATCTGCGCCATAACTAACCCATTCCTTGTTAGACTTCTCTACAATTTGTGGGCTTGTGTAAGTGCTTAAATTTACTACTCTTAAATCGTTCATAATATAATGTAATCGTTATCAAAACTATCTTCTTGTACATACTCATCTTTATTAATAGAGTAGTAGTCGTTAGTAGTTTGGTTTATTGTTTGGTCTGTGCAAAATACTTTGTCTTTGTATATTACTCCATTTCCATTTTTAACTTCTAAAATATAAAAATCGCCTTCTATTAAAGTACCAAACCCTACGTTGATGCTTAAATAATTACCATCAATTAAAGAATTAGGAGTTGTTGTTATTTTAACACCAGTACTTTCATTAGTCAAATTAGCTTCAACACCACCTATTGTGTACTGTCTTGGTATTATCTTAAAGGTCTTATTTCCGTTTGTGCCTATTAGCTTCATATTAATATATAAACAAAACTAATTTATTTTGTATTGTAAGGCATAAAAAAAGGGCTATCCGTTAAGATAACCCTAAATTTAAAACCCTAATTGTGATTATGCAGTTGGGTCGATTTGTACCGCAGATGCATCAGCAGTAATTACTGACCCAGTCACAAAGTAAGGCGGTGCAGTTTCTTGCGCTACCGCTGTGATTGTGTACCCAGTTAAATCTCCCATTGCAGCACCAGTCACAATAGTACCACCATTTACATCAGCGCCGTGTTCTAATCCCATAACGAAATAGTTTCCGTTGTAGTCCTCTATTGCGATGTGTGGTCTTGCGTGTGCAATTAGTTTAAGTTCCTCTTGTGTCGCTTTGTCTTGGAATGTAAGTGTAAGGTTAAGTGTACTCTCATAGAAAGTTGTACCATTCTCACGAGAAGAATTGATAGCAGTTTCTAAAGATGAGTTACCCTTAACATCAAACTGAAACCAATCTGGAGTTCCGCTAAATGCAGTAATCTCTCCAGAAGCTATTGTGGCATCTCCTAAAGTACCAAAGTCAGCAAAGTAAATAGTTTTAATACCACCTACTGCGCTTTTGCAAGGTACTTTTCTACCAGTTGTTAATGAACAAGCCATATTTTTATAGTTTTTTTAAATAAAAAAGGGTAGGGTAAATTGCCCCACCCCTTTCTACGTTGATTAATTAATTATTATACAGTTCTGTAAACGATGTCAGATACTTGAGCGTATTGTACGCCAGCAGTAAATCTCATCACTACACGAACATTCATCGAGCCATCGATTTCTTGCATATCTAAAACAGATATATTATTCAAATCAGAAATCAAGGAAGTTCCAAAGAAAAGATTAGACTTTTCAGCAGCAATAATTACATCGTCAGCAGCACCTCTTGCTGGAATTACTGGAATACCATCAAAGAAAAGGTTACCAAGAACTTGGTTGTTTCCTTTATTTTCGTATCCGTTTGCGCCAACTCCAGCAGCACCAAATCCGCCTAAAGCACGAGTGTAAGCACGAATTACGTTAGAAGCAGCATAGATAGCCAAATCTTCACTTCCGTAAACAGCAGTTGGGATAGCATCTACAACAGTACCTAATTCAGCAACTACGTTTGCGGCTGTTACAGCAGTACCTACGATGTCTTGTCCAGCTGGCAAATCAGTATCAGCAGCTAACAATGTAGCAAATCCGTCAAATTGTCCAGAAGTTGCAGTAGAACCACTCCAGATGTTTTTCTCTGTGCGGTCAGCTACTTTAGCAGCAACGTGAGCCAATACAAAATCAGAGAAAGAAGCTGGTAGAGTGTCATTCAATCCAAAGCCCATTTCAGCAGCTTGCCACGAACTGTGTAGGTCTTTCTTACAAAGGTCAAGGTTTACTTGAAATTCTTCTGGCTGTAAGATTTTTTCTGTTAATGTTAGTGTTCCTTGTCCAGTTTGAAAATCACAAGTAGCATCTTTTACGATATCGTCAGTAGAAGCTTTTTGAATTACAGATTTAAACTTGACGTTAGGCATAATTGTAATATTGCCTTTGTCTAATGTGTCCGCAGAAAGCAACGCTGCCGCTACGTACTTTGATGAAAATTCCCCAGAATATGAGGTTGTAATTGATAAACTCATTTTATTTTAGTTTTTAGTTATTTATTTATTTAGTTTTGAAAATACTCTATCTAATGTCCCTAATCTTCTATTAGGTGCAATTTTAAATTGTACTTTGTGTTGTTTTGCCTCTGGGTTAGCTTGAATTGGCTCGGCTGCTGGCTCGTTAAGTTCTGCTTGTACTTCTTCTGGTACTTCGCTTAACTCTACTTTTTCGTGCTTGCATAGTTCCTCTGTTACAAGGTTTCCTAACTCATCTGCGCTTAAGTCCTCTTTTGGCTCTAACATTGCTTTGATTTCCTCAATCATTGATTTAACCTCTGCAAGTTCTTCTTTAGTAGCGTAGCCCATTTCTTCTTTTTCATCTTCTTTAGCCTCAACTTCTTCAACTTCTTCAGTTGTTTCTTCTTCGGCTTCTTCGGTTTTGATTTCTGCAATCAAACCTTCTTCGGCTACTACTAAAATACGACCGTCCTCTAATTGGTATTCGCCAACTGGTACAGCTACTTTCTCGTCTTCGGTAACAATAAATACTTCGTTACCAGCTTCAAACGCATCTGCTTCTAAAACAGTTCCGTTCTCTAACGCTTGTTGTTCCAACTTAACTTCTTCGGATAAGTTTAAAACATCTTTGATTTTACTAATCATATCGTTCGTGTTCATATTAATATATAAGTGTTAAAAATTAATTTTGCATTTTTAGTTAGCATTTTCACAAGTTGTACAATCATCATAAGCAATAGATGCTGTATTTATATG